AATAGCTGTGATTGCTGCCCAAGTAGAAGGATAATCTTTTTCAGATTCAATTAGTAATTGAACCGCTCTTTCTCTAATTTCGGGGGTATAGTTTGGTTTTGTCATCGGGATAGTCTCTCAGAATATTGACTCTCCGACAAACCCGGTACGGTTCATTCAAGTTTTTGCTGAACAGTTGGTGTCACATTAAATTTTTCTGACACTTTCTCGACATTGTTGAGTTTTGCCAACTCAACCATGACTTTGTTGTATTTTCTACGTGTTTCTGGGCGCATTTTTTTTACTCTAAAATTAGTGAATAAGTTGACCTAGTCGACTGAATTAACAGTCGACTTGTTCTTCTTCATGCTTAAATTGGCTGTTGTTTGAACCAGGACGTGGACTACCCTGTGGCTCTTGATCAAGCTTCGTTTTCAATTGATTGAAGTCTTGCTGGAGCTGCTCATGCTTTTGCTTTAACTCAGAAAACTCTGTCCCTTGATTCGCAGTTTGCTGAGCAATTTCAAGAATGGCTTGTTCACTTTGGCTAAAATTGTCTTGGGTCTGCTGTTGTTGCTGCTCTTGTTTTTTGAACAGATTTTTTACTTTATTCACCAAGTCACTTGAAAATGACTCTTTAACTTCTTCGAATTCAAATGCGGTTTCTTGAGCAGCTGTAATCACATCTTCAGGACGCAATTTACGGGCATTAAATGGATTGGTTGCTGCACCCGCTGCAAATTGCAACATTTCAGTACCGAGCGAAGCTGGACTATCAGTCACAGCTAAACCGACTAGATATGCTTGGCCTGTTTTAGCAAAATTTGGATCGACTTCGATTGATGTATAAATTTTTTGATTTTTTTGATTGAGTGCAATCAAATTATCGTTTGGTTGAATCTGGGCAAACAGCGCATCTTTCTGCTCACCATTGATGTCTACTTTTTCAGTTTTTAAGGCAATAACATCGCCATAAGCCCCAAATGAACTATCTGGGAAGTAACTACGGATATGCTCAACATTAATACGAGCACCATATGTGTTCATGTTATATGTTTGAGCCATCTGAATAATCCACTCTGATGAAATCTCACGTCCATCGGAAGTGTCACCAGCGACGGCTACTCGGAACCATTTGGATTTAAATTTTTTCTGCTGTGTTTTATCGGTCATTTTGCTGCACCTGTTGCAAGGTTTTTTGGGCAATTTCAATAGGTGCAGAATGGGCAATCAAAGCCTTGTTGTTCAATCATTTGCAGTTGTTAAAAGTGCTTTTACAACTGCATTGAACTGCTAAAAGAGTCAGTGCCTGCCATCGTTTGCGGATGAAATCAAATCGATCCGCAGGACATGAACGAACTCTCTCAACTGGCTAATCTAGAGCTGATACTCGACAACAAACTCAAGGCAAAATTTTTATTTTGGTTTGGCTGGAAAATCGTTGATATAGCTGAAGCGTTGGATGAAAACGAACGTACAGTTCAGGCTTGGAAAACACGAGAAGAATGGGACAAAACGAGATCTGACAGTCGTGTTGAAGAAGCACTGACCGTTCGCTTAATGACACTCACACTTAAAAACAAAAAATCGAGTGGCGACTATAAAGAGCTTGGCGAATTATTTAAAAACTACAAAGAATTTGCGCGCATTGAACGCTACAAAGATGGCGGCAATGAAGCGGACTTAAATCCGAATATCGTAAAACGTAATGCGGCACCAAAAAAGAAAAAAGAAAGCAATACATTCACAGAAGAACAAGTCGAACAACTCATTTCAGCTTTTGAAGATAGTCTTTTTGACTATCAGCGCGATTGGTATAAAGCTGGCAATCAGCGTACGCGAGTCATTTTAAAAAGTCGGCAGATTGGTGCGACTTGGTACTTTGCCCGTGAAGCGTTGGTCGATGCTGTTAAAACTGGCCGGAATCAGATTTTCTTATCTGCTTCAAAAGCTCAAGCGCATATCTTTAAAGAATATATCAAAGGTTTTGCATACGAAGCTTGTGGTGTTGAATTGGTTGGAGATCCAATTGTTCTACCAGATAACAACCAAGCCACTTTGTCATTTCTCGGAACAAATTATCGTACAGCTCAAGGCCACCATGGTAATTTTTACTTTGATGAATTTTTTTGGACGTTTGGTTTTAATGAATTAAACAAAGTCGCATCAGCAATGGCTTTGCAGAAAAAGTGGCGTAAAACCTATTTCTCTACACCATCAACTATGGCGCATGAAGCGTATACGTTTTGGACTGGCACACGAGCAAATCGTGGTCGATCAAAAGATCAAAAGCTCAATATCGATGTATCTCACGATGCACTGAAAAATGGACGCTTATGCGAAGATCGGATGTGGCGTCAGATTATCACTATTCTTGATGCAGAGAATGGCGGTTGTGATCTGTTCGACATCGAGGAGCTACGCTTCGAGTATTCACCAGAAGAATTTGCCAATTTGTTGATGTGTGAATTTATTGATGATGGCGCATCAATATTCCCATTAGCCATGTTACAGCCATGTATGGTGGATTCATGGGAAGTTTGGGTAGATGATTATAAAGCATTTCATACAAGACCTTTTGGTAACAATCCAGTTTGGATAGGCTATGACCCGGCTGAAAGTGGCGACAGTGCTGGCATGGTTGTCGTTGCTCCACCTAAAGTTGCAGGAGGTAAGTTCAGAGTACTTGAACGCATTCAATTTCGTGGAATGGATTTCAAAGCTCAGGCTGAAATGATTCGACAAACGACTTTGCGTTATTACGTGACTTACATTGGCGTAGACATCACTGGTATGGGAACGGGTGTATCTCAACTGGTTAAGCAATTTTTCCCAAATGTGACTGAATTCAGCTATTCACCTGAAGTAAAGACACGGCTTGTATTAAAAACAATGGATGTGATCCGTCACGGTCGGCTTGAGTATGACGCAGGCTGGACAGATCTATCTCAATCTTTAATGAGCATCAAAAAAACATTAACAGCAAGTCAAAGACAAATGACGTTTACAGCTGGTCGTTCTGAAGAAACAGGACATGCGGATCTAGCTTGGGCATTGATGCATGCAATTCACAATGAACCGCTTGAAGGCCAAACACAAATGAATCAATCATTCTTGGAGATCTATTAATGAATCCCCTATCGACAGCGAAAAATTTGGTTAGTTTTGCTAAAAGCCAAATCCCAATGTTTCAAACCCAAATGAAACAAACCAAGCATGAATCAATGGCCTTTACATTCGGCGATGCTGTACCAGTGCTAAATGGCAATGAATTATCGGATTATTTGGAATCTTGGTTCAATGGCCGTTGGTATGAACCACAGGTCAATATGAATGGCTTGGCAAAGTCTTATAAATCGACGCCCTACTTGAACAGTGGCATTATTTTTAAACGTAATTTTCTGGCCAATTTATTTATTCCGCATGCAAAATTAAATCGAAAAGCATTTGAACAGGTCGCATTAGACTATGTTTGGTGTGGTAACACATATCTCGAAGAGGTGAGATCCAGACTTGGAAATGTGATGCAGTATAAACCAGCGTTAGCAAAATACATGCGACGTGGTGAATATGATGATCAATTCTTCTTACTTTGTAATGATCATCTTGGCTATCAAGAATATGAATTTTCTAATCGAGTTTGTCATATCCGTGAAGCTGATATCGATCAAGAAATTTATGGATCACCGGAATATCTATCCGCATTACAAAGTGCATGGCTTAATGAATCGGCTACTCTGTTCCGTCGCAAGTACTACAACAATGGATCACATGCTGGATTCATCTTATATGTAAATGATGCTGCTCAAGATCCGAATGACATCACAGCATTACGACAGGCTCTGAAAGATAGCAAGGGACCAGGCAACTTCCGTAATCTATTCTACTACGCACCAGGAGGGAGAAAGGATGGTATACAGATCTTGCCTGTTTCTGAAATCGCTGCAAAGGATGATTTCACAAATATTAAATCCATCACACGTGATGATACTTTGGCAGCACTTCGTATACCACCTCAACTAATGGGTATCGTACCAAACAATACCGGTGGGTTTGGATCTATTAAAGATGCTGCAGAGGTCTTTTATCAAAATGAAATTCTTCCACTTCAATCGCGCATGCAGCAATTAAATGAATGGGCTGGTGATGAAGTGATTAGATTTAAAGAATATGACTTAAAGAACGTCACATGACATTCTAAAAAGCATTAAAGCCAGCATTAGCTGGCTTTTTTTATGGATTTTCAGAAATTTCGATCAAATGATAAAAATTCTCATTTAAATCAGTAAGACCGTGGCCCGGCGCAGTCACCCGCGCGCCTGGGGTTCGTCTAAATGAGTCAATTTCACTGCAGCAAGATGCACTATTGGATAAAACGGCAAGACCTATAAAACTTAGGCTATTGAGAGAAAAATAAGGAAATTTTCATACTGCATATTACTACGATACTACAGTTTCAAGCTAATACGAACCAATGAGTAAAAAATTTGATCGCTGTTTGATACTAAAGAACATAAAAATGTCTTTTTAAAGAATCTAGAATCGATTTGAAGTAATAAAGTAATACCAATAGGTAAGTAATTGAAAATTAATAATATAAAACCTTACTTCTAAAAGTAATTTTTTGTAATAACACAAGTAATTTTTTATAAGTCATTGTTTTTATTAATACTAAATCTTAGATAACAATACTTTTTTTCACAGTAATATCTTACATAGTTATTACTAATAATATTACATATGATTAATGATATAGAG